TCCAAAGCCATAAAATCCAAGTCCTGGCAGAAATTTGAAGTGGACAAAATATTGGATCTTATTTTTCTTTAGATCATTGGGCGCATAGTTCCTTCTAATAGAAAGAACTTTCCTACTACCTTCTTCAACTGTTACGATGTAAGGTAATTTTATTCCAGTTGGTTGACCATCAGCACCAACATCTTCGAAACCTTCTAAGTCTAAGTTTATATGACACTCTAACAAAGTATACATTGGCTCGTTCTTACCAGTCTTTTTAGAGCCTTCTAACTCACGTTCTTTTTTTTCAATCTCTCCATTTGTAACGTCTGTTCCTGGAGGACCTAACTCAACGTCAGAATAGAAACCATTGACTTGTTGTTTTCTTAATTCGTTTTCTGAAATTTTTACTCTATGAATAATCGCTTCCGCATCATCTAATGAGGTAGCTGTGTACGGAACGATTAATTCATCTGCTGGTACAAACTTAGATACAACTCTAGCCATTGGCACATCGTAGTATACTTTTTTAAAAGTTGATCCAGCTAATGGTAAATGAAATAACATCGAATCAAATTCTGATTCGTATTCTTTCATCTGATCCATAATTAAATAATTCATGTAATCTTTTACACGCTCAGACTGTTGTTCTGTCCCAGGATTTTTAACACCTATAATTTGTGTTCTAACAGGTCCATCTGCAGGTAATAATTCTTTGTAAGCTTGTGCTTGAAATTGTGTTACTGCTTCTGCAAGAACTGGGTGTGTTGCACCACTAGCTCCTTGAAATGGTTCAGTTCTGTTTTCGTATTTAAATCCTAAAAGATCTAGTCCAGTTGTATATGCTTGTTCCCAATCTTTTCTAGATGATTTGTAATCCATGTAATTTTGAACCATTTCATTTCCTATTGGTTCTAAATTTTCTTCTGGTAAAATATCTGCTAAATTATCAAAATGTGATTCTGTTCCAGGTATATTAATTGCACCTGGTTCAAAGTCAATTGTTGCACCACCATCCTCTTCTGGTACTACTTCAACTGGTCCTTTTTGTTCTGCTTCTTCTTCCTGAACACTAACTTCTTCTGCCATCTCTTCGTCTGAAGGGATGTCAAGTTTTGTACGAGTGTTAGGGAGTCCTTTATCTATATCTGCCATTTAATACTCCTATACCTTCTTAACACGATTTAATAGACCTTGCAACCCTTGTGGGTTTGGTCCTGATTCTGGTGGTGGACCTGAATCTACACCTGCTTGTTTTGCTATACCACCGCCTGCTGCCATAAAATCATCACTGTATGCAGTGAACGGATCTGTTGTTCTTTTTTCTTGCCTTTCTAAATCTTCTTTAGCAAGTTTCTCTTCTATTGCTCTGCTTTCAGCTATATTTTTATCAAACATATCTAAATCAAACATTTGACCTGTTTCTAATTGTGGATTAACTCTCATAAAAGGTTCTTTTCTTTTTTCAAAAGTTTTTAACATATCATCTGTTTTTTTACCTGGTCTTAACTGATTAGGATCTCTTTCCTCACCAAGTTTATTTAATGTACTTAGATAACCTGAAAAAGCCTCATTTAATGCATCTCCTTGTCCATACGTAGGCATCTGTTCTTTTAATCTATCTTCTCTGCTTTTTCCTCCAAGTCCATATGTCAATGTGTTTACAATTTCCTCTGCTGGTTTACCTTGTGCATAATCAAACAGACCAATGGGTATGGCGATACCCACTTCAACAGCTAATGCAGCAGGACCTAACACTCCTTTAATCACGCTTCCTGCACCACCAACTGCTTTTCTAAAATTTAATAATTTAGATTGTGCAGCGCTGTCTCCAGCTTTTGCTGCTTTTGATATTTGATTCAAAGATCTTTCATATGCTTTAGGATTCATACAGTTAATACCTTCTGACAACTGACACTTGATTCCTAAATTTTTCATGAAAGCAGATAAACCTTTTACATTATTAACTTTAGTAAAAGTTTGATTTGTACTTACACCTGCTGTTTTAAATAAATCTGGATTGTTTTTTGCGTAGGTTTGAAAGTTTTTATTTAGTGCACTTAGATTCTGTAAAGATTTTCCTATCTCATCTTTTATGTTTAGCTTTTGAAATTCTTTTACACCATATTTAAAATTAGTTGCATCATCACTAATCTTACCAATGTTAAGATTTAAATCTCTTGCTATTTTTTCTACAGCCTTCTTTTTATTTAAATTATTATTTTGTACAGCTTTTTCATATTGCAAAGATAACGTGTCTTTAAAACCATTATTAAGATCTGCTTCTAAAACATTTACTCTAGTCAACTGTTCTGTAGTTGCATTAAATAATTTATTTAAACTAGATTTAGATAACGGATGATCTAATTCAAAATTTATACCTGGAAATCTTGCATTGATAGCATCTCTTAGTTGTCTATACTCATTTAGATTTTTCTTGATAGCTAAAAATTTTTTAGGATTATATGTATCAGATTTGGGGTTACCAAATGCTTGATAGAACAATTCATCTATTTTATTCTTTTCATATTTAATTAATTTAGATTTCCATAATTTATTTAAAGCGTTGTCAGAAACTGTTGGATCATCAGGTATCCATGTTAGAGTTGACCGCATCTCCTTACCAGCAACTAACATTCTTTTGTTGTAAATATTTTTCTGTAGTAAAGCTGCATTTCTCTTGACCTCTTTTAAAGATATATTGTTTTCTTTTGCAAAGGCTTTTGGATCAAAAAATTTTTTATTATTTGTTGCTTCTAATAATTTTATCTGAATGCCTTGTTCTTTTGCAATTCTTGTTCCTCTAGATCTAATTCTAGATTCTCTTTCATCTACGACAGAACCAAACTTATCTAATTCTTTAAATATTTTTCTTCTAACATTTGCATATTTTTCTCCTCTTAACGCGTCGTAGTTTTTATAACCTAATTCTTTTGCCGCTTTATCTAGGTTGTCTGCACCAAATTTATCTTGAGCTATTTTTAATTTTCTTTGATACTCGGCTTCACCACCTTTATTAACAAAACCTTTTTTCTTAAAACCAATACGTCCACCATCAGCTTTACCTGGTGGATTGTCTCGCATGAATCTATTGATTACCTCTATGTCTTGAACATCTTTTCTTGGTTCTGGTGGATTTATCTTATCTAGTGTTGTGACCTCTCCGTCAAAGAGATCCATCAACTCTATAATTTTTTTGTCTAAGTCTTCCATTACTCACCTAACATTCTAGCAATACCACCTGATTGAAAGTTTTCTATATCATCAAAATCTGGTTCAGGACCAGGTCCATATTTACCTTCTATATAATCTGCTTGTTCCATTGGATCTTCATTTAATTTTTTAGCAGCATCTTTTTTCTTTTTAGATGTTACAAACTCTTTTAGAGTTGGTTTGGCGTCACCTTTAGCTATAATTTTTAATTTACTTGTATCAGACATTAGATCATCAACACTATTTACGAAATTCTCTCCGTCAAATTCCATATCACCATCCCTGTTAACCACACGTGGTTCAGGTTCTACTGCATAAAACTCAGCTGATGGTCTTGGATCTCCCTCATCAGGTAAAGGTTTTTTATAAACTAGATCAACAGATTGTTCACCAACGTTTGTTGGTGACTCATACGATACTCTAATCTCACCTGTATCCATATTTCTATAAACTGTTACGTCCTCAAACTTATCAATATCTAGTTTGTGTACGATTTCTCTTTCCTGTGTTGCAAATTTTTTAGTTACGTTTTCACCTTGATTAATTACTTTTGTAACAAGGGCATCGAACCATTCTGGTTTACCAGGAACGTTATCTGTTTTAATAATATTTTTTGTAACTTGTTTTGTTCCTTCTTTACCAAAAAGTTTTAGTGCACCCATTTTTAATGCACCAATACCAGCACCAACACCTGCCGCTGCTTTCATAAATCCTCTACGTGCTAGATCTACAGTTCCTTTTTTGTAACCAATACGACCACCACCCATTGCACCTATTCGCCCACCATCGGCTGCGTTTTGTATTTCTTGTAGTAATTGTTGTTGTATATCTTCGCTTTCCTTTTTTTTATCTATAAATTCATCAACACCTGTATCAGGATTAAATAATTCTTTTAACAATTTTTCATTATCTGTTTCAGCATCTGCTAACATCATGTTATTATCTTCTGTGTTTAAACTAGTTTGATCTCCAATAATTTTATCCATTATAAGTTTTCCACCAATATTTTTCATTATGCCTACTGGATTTAATTCTATTAGATTTTTAAGATAAGAAATATCTCCACCTAAATTAATTGCACTTTTAATTTCAGTTGGAATTTTTGTTTTTGAAGGTGGTGATATTATGTTATCGTCATCTCTATTTCCTCCTGATGGTCTTTCAACAGGTCCTGTTCCGGTGCCTTGATAGCCACCTTTACCTTTACCTACCTTACCTTTTGAATCAGCAACGGTTCCCATATCAGAACCGCCTCCAAAACCAATACGTCCACCGTCTGCCATTGACTCTGGATCAAAGTCAGGATCATCTGGTGTTTTAAAATTTCTTTCAAAGATATGATCTTCAGTGTCATCTAAAATTTTCTTTGCTTCTTTGCTAGATAAATTTTTATAAGGACCTTCTCTTTTGATAATTTTGTTTGCTTCTTTCATTGCATCAATTGGTTCCATCTTTAACATACTATCAATTGTATAATTTAAAAATCTAGGGTTTGTTGCTTCTGCTTCAATCATATTTTTTAAAGTTTCTTCTGAAGATTGTATAGGTGCAGCGATATCATCAGCACCACCTCTACTACCTGGTGGTGGTAGATCATCATCTACTTTACCTTTCATCTTTTCTATTTCTTTTTTAAAACCTGGACCAAAATCTCCTTTGATAACATTCTTACCTGTCATTCTACTCATGATACCTTTGAATTTAGGATCTCCTTGAGAAACAACTTTAGGTTTATTTAATTGATTAATTATATTTTCAACTTGGTTTACACTTGTAATTGAGTTCGGATCAACACCATTTCGCATTAATCTTTCTGCAGTGATACTAGTATTTAACTCTACCTTTTTCATATCAGGAAGCGTGATCATGATTCCATCGTTAGATTTCTTTGTCATCTGACCCATGACCCATCTTCTAATTGCATTTATTCCTTTAAGCACTGACATCAATAATAATTCCTTTTAGTTTTTCCGACTTGTTCGTCGACGTAATCTTCAGGGTGTTGTATTAAACCACCTTGTCTGAATCGCATGATAGCTTGAGTGGTTGAGTCCACAAGGTCATCATGATCTCCATACGGAAATGCAGCGCATTCTTCCATAACATCATCTGCAAATTTCTGCTCCGGAGCCCATATCATACCAGATTCGAACAAAGGTGCAACCGCATTTACACGTGCATGCTTATCATTTCCTTTTGATGGTGTGAAGTTTACAACCGGTATATCCATCTGTCTAAGCTCGTATGTAAGTGGTAAACCAGATGCTTTTGCCTCTATTATAACAGATTCGGGTTGCCAATATTTAAATTGATCTAATGCTAAACGACGTAGTTCTGGAAACTCGTATCTACCTTTTACTGCATCAAGCAACATTAAATTAGGACCACTATCCTCATCAGGATAAAATACACCCCACGTAGTAATAGCACTGTAGTCTGCTGTTTCTTTTTTTAAAAACGCTGTATCATAAGATTGTATCACATGATGTAATGTTGGTATCCAATCGTGTTCCCAGATTCGCCACCACTCACGTTTTAATATTGCACCTTCTTCAGCTGTTGGATTTTGCATCCACTGTGCATTCCATTTACCCGTGGGCAGTGTTGCTTGGACCTTTTCTAGTTCATCTAATTTCCAATACTCAGGCCAGACTGGTTTTGCTTTCTCTGTTCCGTGGTCCATGATTGCCGGAAACTCGACCACGTGCCATTGATCAGCTTTCGCTTCTTTCTGGTTGTTAATTAATTTTGCTGTTAAATCTTTGTTACTCCATCTTGTCATGACGAGCACAATCTTGCCGCCTGGTTGTAGACGCTGACGTGGA